GATGGGATAAAGATTGGCTCCCAAGCTGAACAATCTAAACAAGAGCGTGAAATGCGGGGCTTCATGGATGGAACTCGTATGAGTCTGGACGCAGAAAAACACAAAGACCAGACAATCACTCAACGCGAACAAATTAAACATCAACAACAGCAACAACCTACTAAGGAACAGTAATGAACGACACGCTTGATTATCTGGTTAAGAGAATCGGAGAAGAGCGCAACACTATCGCGGACTGTTTGGTTAATGGAAACCTACAGGACTTTGCGCAATATCAGTTTTTGTGTGGTCAGGCACGGGGTCTGCTGGCGGCACAAGTAATTATCTCTGACCTCGCAACTCAATTGGAGCAAAACGATGACTGAAGAAGTCACGCAGGAAAATGCAACGCAACTCCCCGAACCTACTGGATACCGCATTCTTTGTGCAGTACCTGATTTGGGCGACACGCTTGATGAAGAAGGCTTGATTATTAAGGCAGACAAAACCAAGGAGCTTGAATCACTTGCTACGGTTGTGCTGTTTGTCGTGAAGATGGGTGACATGTGCTACAAGGACGACCAACGATTCCCCACGGGTCCGTGGTGTGCTGAAGGTGATTTTGTTCTTGTCCGCGCATATGCAGGTACCCGCATCAAGATTCATGGGCGTGAATTCCGAATTATTAATGACGATTCGGTTGAAGCAATTGTTGATGACCCCCGTGGCTATAGCCGCGCATAAGGAGTGAATGATGGCTGAGCAAGAAAATAATATGGAAATGGTGGAGTTTGAGTTTCCTGATGAAGCTGAAGAAAAGAAAGTAGTAGAGGAGCCTGAATTTGAGGTTGAGGACGACACCCCGGTACAAGACCGTGGGCGAGAACCCTTACCTAGTGAAATTGTTGATGAGCTTGAGTCTGATGAGCTTAATGTGTATTCAGACCGTGTGCGTACGCGTATGGCACAGCTTAAGAAAGTTTGGCACGATGAACGCCGAGCTAAAGAGGCCGCAGCCCGTGAACGCGAAGAAGCTATTCGCACGGCTCAAACCGTCTATGAAGAGAATAAGCGACTCAAAGCTAACCTGCATCGGGGTGAGACCGAACTAATTGCTCAGTATAAAGAAGCTACTGACCGAGAGATTGAGCTTGCCAAGCGCGAATACCGTGATGCCTATGATTCTGGCGACACCGATAAATTGCTTGCAGCACAAGAGCGTTTAACTAAAGCACAACTCATTTCTCAGCAGGTGGAAAATTATCGCCCGCAATATGAAGAAAATGCTTTACAGACTAATGCTAATGATGTAAATACACAATCACAACGGCCCCAAGTTCCCCAACCGGACTATAAAGCAGTTACGTGGCAAGAGCGTAATTCTTGGTTCGGGAGTGACGAGGAAATGACCAGCTTGGCTTTGGGGCTGCATGAGAAGCTGGTTAAGAATGGCGTAGACCCTAGGTCTGACGACTATTACCGTCGTATTGATAATACGATGCGCAAGAGATTCCCCGAATATGAATGGGGAGATTCGCAGGAAGAGACCAAACCTCAACCTCGCGCAAAGCAGGCACAAGTTGTTGCCCCGGCAACGCGTAGCACCGCGCCTAAGAAAGTAGTGCTGACCAAGACGCAAGTAAGTCTTGCCAAAAAACTTGGTATTACCCCGGAGCAATATGCTCGTGAACTGATTAAGGAGAACAGAAATGGCTGAAAATCGACTCGCACGTGAACTTGAATCTACCGAAACTTTTAAGCGCCCAGAAGCGTGGAAGCCGCCTGAACTGCTGCCGGAAGTTAAGCCGCAAGCAGGTTGGTCGTATCGTTGGATTCGTACAAGCATGGTAGGTCAATCGGACGCACGTAATGTTTCTTCTAAGGTGCGTGAAGGATGGGAGCCGGTCAAACTGGCGGACCACCCCGAAATGCAGTTTTATGTGGACCCTAATAGTCGTTTCTCTGATTCGATTGAAATTGGCGGTCTGCTGCTTTGTAAGACACCGCAAGAGTTTGTTAATCAACGAAATGCGTATTACTCAGCACAAGCACAAGCCCAGACTGACGCAGTGGATAATAGTTTGATGAAGGAAAGTGATGCTCGCATGCCTTTATTCAAAGAACGTAAGTCCACTACCACGTTTGGAAAAGGTAAATAATCCTCAAAGGAGCTAATTATGGCTTACCCGACTGTTTCGGCACCCTATGGTGTCCTGCCGGTAAACCTTATTGGTGGTCAGGTGTTTGCAGGTTCAACCCGCAGCCTCCCGATTCAATATGGCTATGCCACCAATATGTTTTACGGCGATTTTGTTTCGCTAAACCGTGGTTTCGTGGTCCGTACCGTGATTTCCACCGCCTCGTTCACTTCTACCGGTCTGCCGGTTGGCGTGTTCTTGGGTTGCTCGTACACTAACCCGGTCACCAAGCAGAAGGTGTTCTCTCAATACTGGCCCACCGGCACCCAAGCTGGTGATGCTGTTGCCATTATTGCTGATGACCCGGACACCGTTTTCAAGGCTGCTATGGTTACCAGCGGCACCACGATTGGCTCGGCTGCTTCGGCACTCGTCGGTCAAAACGTTGGTTATGTGGATAACACTGGTAATGCTAACACCGGTAACTCGGCTAATGCTGTGCTGGTCCCGACTGTTACGCCGCCTGCTGGTCCCGCCACCACCTCCACCCTGCCGTTGCGCATCGTTGGTCTGGTTGGTGAAACGGCAATTACGCAAACGTACACTGGTTCGTCTTCGACCCAGACCATCACCCTGACCACCCCGTTGGCTTCGACTTCGGCGGTTGTTGTGGGTTCGGAAGTTGGCTACATCGCTTCTAATGGTCAGTACATTGGTACCGGTTCGTATGTGAACTCGGTTACTAACACCACCACCATTGTGATGAACAACACGATTGCTGTGCCGGGTTCCGTCGTTGCTATCCCCTCCAGCTCGACCATTGTGTTCACGCAATATCCGGAAGTATTAGTTAAGTTCAACCAAGGCCAGCACGAGTATTACAGTGCTACGGCTATGGCTTAATAGGAGTTAAATCATGGCAATTTCTCGTGCCCAGCTACTCAAAGAACTCCTTCCGGGTCTGAACGCTTTGTTCGGTCTGGAGTACGCCCGTTATGGCGAGGAGCATAAGGAAATCTACGAAACCGAATCTTCGGAACGTAGCTTTGAAGAAGAAACCAAGCTGTCGGGCTTCAGCGCAGCACCGGTCAAGAACGAAGGTAGTGCAATTCGTTACGACAACGCGCAAGAAGCTTGGACTGCACGCTACAACCACGAAACCATCGCTTTGGGTTTCTCGCTGACTGAAGAAGCTGTTGAGGACAACCTCTACGACTCGCTGTCGGCTCGTTACACCAAGGCTCTGGCCCGTGGTATGGCTTACACCAAGCAAGTCAAGGCCGCTAATGTTCTGAACAACGGCTTCAGCGCGGGTTATGTTGGTGGCGACGGCGTTGCGCTGTTCTCGACCGCTCACCCGTTGGTTTCTGGTGGTACCAATAGCAACACCCCGGCAACCGCCGCTGACCTGAACGAAACCTCGTTGGAAAACGCCGTGATTCAAATCGCTGCGTGGACTGATGAACGTGGTCTGCTGATTGCCGCCAAGCCGCGCAAGCTGATTGTTCCGCCTGCTCTGATGTTCGTTGCAACCCGTCTGCTTGAAACCGAACTGCGTGTTTCGACTGCCGATAACGACATCAACGCACTGAAGAACAACGGTTCGATTCCGGAAGGTTACGCAGTTAACCACTTCCTGACCGATAGCAACGCTTGGTTCCTCACCACCGATGTGCCGAATGGTATGAAGCATTTTGAACGTACCCCGCTGGCTACCTCGATGGACGGTGACTTTGATACCGGCAACGTCCGTTACAAGGCCCGTGAGCGTTATTCGTTCGGTTGGTCGGACCCGCTCGGCATGTACGGTTCGCCGGGTGCTTAAGCACTAGTAGTACGGAGAAGGGGCTTGCGCCCCTTCTTTTTTGCCGTATAATGTTGCACTGCAGCATATAACCTTTAGGAGAAACCTATGAATTTTGATTTTGTTGCCGTATTTACTTCGCTGTCGAAGTCGTATCGTGAAATGGCCCACAAGGCTCACGACCAAATGATTGAAGCTTGGATTAAGACTGAAAAGTCGATTGAAGATAACTTCAAGCTTGCATCTTTCTGGAAGAAGTGATATAGTGTAGTTAAGGGTATGTATTGGAACCGGGTTGTCTTTCGAGCGGATTAATTCGATAACCCAATACGTACTCTTTTCTTTTGTGTTGTATTTTTTTCTAGATGATGGTATAAAACACTCACCTAGGAAATCGGCCAAACCAACTGACCTAGCAGACTTTGTAGAGATGGTTTGGCTTAGTGCTACAACACAAAGGAAATAATCATGGGATTTGCTACTCACCTCGGCCCGTGGCTGCTCGGTACTGTCAAGAACACCACTGGCACCACCGCTGGCACCGTAAACAACACTGGCTGCACTATCGTCGCTCAAGTCGATAATCTTACCGCTGCACAAATTGCCGCTGGTTCGGGTACGCTGGGCTTTCTTCCTGCTGGCGCTCTTGTTACTTCGGTTCAGTTTCTGACAACCACCCTGTTTGCTTCCGCTACCACGCTGAAGGTGACAATTGCTGGTGTTGACGTCGCTTCCGCTTCAACGATTACGTCTGCGGGCAGTATTACTGTGTCCCCCGCTGCTACGTTTACCCCAGTTCAAGCTAACGTCGGTTCTACTGACGCGGCTATTACCTTTACGGCTACCGGTTCTTCGGCTACTGGCGCTGTGACAGTGGTTATTGCGTACGTAATGCGTGCGCCTGATGGCTCTACCAACCCCACTGTTTCGCAGACCTAATAATCTTGGGGGTTTCGGCTCCCCTTAAAGCAAGGAGATTATTATGGCAAATTACGGCAAGGTTTCTTCGGTAACCCAGCGCGGAAAGTTTGAACCTTTTGAGCTGCAGGTAGCGCGTGGACAGATTGCGTTTCATTCCGTTGTAACGGTGTCTGGCTATAACTCAGATGTTGATACTGCATGGGAAATGATTACCCCTGTGGGGGACTTGTCTTATCCCGCTACTGCGTTGCAGATGACTGTGAGTTCATCAAGTG